AAGAGGAATTGCTAATCACTTATATAAGATGGAAAAAGGAGACTATCCTGATGATATTAAAAATGATTTAGCACGAGGTAAAGTTTGGTTTACAGACTCACAAGTAAGTGATCGAGCTGTTAAAGACGGGAATGTTATAAAGTACAAAATAGCTGAGGGGTATGACCAAACATGGGCACCCTATGAAGGTAAAATTGTATACGATCACAGAACAGGTAAGTTATTTAGAAAACAAGGTAATTTCTTTGTATTGGTAGAAGATATAAACAAGGAATAGGAGGATAAATGCCATTTGGATTTGACCCTCGTAAACTTGTAGAAGAAACGAAGAAGAAAGAAAAAGAAAACGAAGACAATATTATTTGGGAAACCATTGCTAAAGATATTGATGCCGAGGAAAAAGAAAAAGCTTTAAGAAAAAAGAGCGGTATAAAAGAATCACTCGATATGGCTGAGCAAGCTATTCGTGAATCTAAATACATGCAGAAGCATGGGATAGATGTTTGGGCCAAGAAGAAAAAAGAACTAGACCCCACGTTTGAAATTAGTCCTCGTAAAAAATACAAAACTTTAGCTGAGGACTATGAAGATAAGCCTGTTATTGATGTTCAAGAAAACAAAATAAAAATGTCCGGGACTACAGGTCCTTTAGATATTGAATGGCAAAGCACAGGCACCAGTAGCAATCCGTTTCAAAGTGAAGTAGGTCTTGGTGAATCAATTGCTGGAGCCATTCTATCAGGTACAATTAAAATTCCTTATGGATGGGCTAATCTTACAGCCATGATTAAAGATTGGGCTGGACCTAAAGGGATTCCCGTTGATCAAAGTAATGTAGCTAAACTAGAACGTTGGTTTGATCAAACTTATTTTGGTGGAACGATGCGTTGGGGAGAAGCCAAGGCTCGTGAAAGTGCGATTGGTAAAATCACAGAAGCGCTAGTACAAATTTATGGAAACTGGAGAGCAGCTGGTAAACATGTATGGAATTTATCTGATGAGGCTTTTAAAATGTATAACAAAGCCATTGGAGCAGCTAAACGAGGTAAGTATGTTAGATCAGCAAAAAATAATAATCTTTATGAAGCGGCTAAGGCAACTGAAAAAGCAAACAAACTTTCGTTTGGTCAAAAATTTGTAGGTGTGGCCGTAGGAGGTGGTGTTGCTGGAGCTTTAGTCTATGACGCAGAAGATATTGGAACCTTTGGAGATTGGTTCTTTGATGAAGGAGAGTACTGGGCTTTAGATAGAAATAAAAGAAGTACCGCTAAAGAAGATGCCGGTAGAATGCTTTATAATAGATTAAAGTTTGGAGGCGAGATGGGCTTTCCTATTATTCCAAGCGTGGTGGCATTAGGAAGACTCGGAAAACTTTTAAAGAATCAAGATGCTAATCTTGCTTACAGTGCGGAACGAGTACATAGATTGGTAGATAGATATCTCGCTAAACCTTTAAGATCAAGAGGTCCTTTTCCAGAAGATCAATTCCAAGCTATGCAAAGACTGCACGGAAAAGAAGCTTCTTCAAGATTATTAACCGAAGATTATTTAAAAAACTTTGATCAAATTATAAAAAGAATCTCTAAGAATTCTCAAGGCGCAGCAAATGCTTCAGGCTTAACCAATGATATTAGTAAGGTGATTGTAGATACCATTAGAAAAGGTAAGTTGGGCGTTAACAAACAAGGAAAAGTTATTGTTCAAGGTTTTAAACCTAAAGATTTAAATCAGTTAATGAAAACATTAACGAAAGATTTAAAAGTCGCAGAGAAAGATGCACTGGCTTTAATTGATGAGTTGGTAAATGTGCATGGAAATTGGGCAGAATTTTTAAATGCAGTTCTTAAGGGAGGTAATTTAAATGTTGCAGCTAAAGAATTTGTAGATATCATGACGAATAGAATTCGTGATACCTTAACCACTCAGTATAAAATTTTTAAAGACAATGGTGTTAAAGCCATTGATGAATTTACACCAGCTAAAGATGTGCGAGATGAAGTCAGAGATATCTTCGTTAAAAACGCTGCTGATAACGATGTGCATTTAACGAAGTCTCAAGCCACAGAAATTGTGAATGATGTAATTAAAAATGTAGAACTAAATCCTGCAACGTCTCATCCTATTTTTAAATATGATTTACCTGGATGGAACCAAGAAAAATTAAGAGGAACTAAAAACATTGCGGACAATATTACTGGTGGAGGAAAATTTAAAGCCGATAAAAAAGGTGGATTAATCCAAACAGAAAAAGATTTAACTGCCTTTAAAAAATTATTTGGAAGCTACGAAAAAGCGGAGAATGTAATTGCTAATGTCACAACGGATCTTGCATCCATTGCGGCCCGAGACCGATACTATAATAAAATTTTAAGAGATTCCGATGCTGCTATTAAGCAGGGGAAAAGAGGCATGGTATATGATACGCCTGCTCAAGCGAGACAAGCTTTTAACACCAACGTCCCTGGCTCAACAGAAAAAATTATTGAGACTCCTTTAAACTTGCCTCAAGCATTAGGAGGAGAAGCGTATACCGTTCCATTAAATGGAAAATTTACAACACAAAATATTGCAGATGGCTTAAAACATGCGGCAGATGTTTCTTTATCAAGAAAAGTTATGCCAATGTGGTATCAAATTGGTGTGATGATTCCTAAAGGAATGGTTCAAGCAGGTAAGACTGTCTTTGGTCCCTTTACGCATACAAGAAACTTTGCATCAGGAGCCGTGACAACAATCTCTACCGGAAATATTTTTATTAACCCACTAGAGATGGGTGCAGCATTTCGAACAGCCATGAATACTATTCAACCGCAGATCCTTTACAAGAATAAACCTGGGCTTAGAGTTAATGTAGATACATCAGTGCCTGGAAAATTTAGACCAGGAGCTAACACTCAGGACCCGAGTAAACTTATAAGCGCCAAAGAATTTACTAGAGAGGGAGGTCAATCTCTTTACCGTTTCCTATTAGATGAAGGGATGGTCAACCAAAGTGCAACGTACCGAGACCTCATGGGTCTGATCGAAGACACACAAAAATCTAATTTCTTTAATTGGGTGACGTCAAAAATGCACAGAAAATTAAGAGCCTTCGGAAAGAAAGCTCAAGACTTATATGTAGCGGAAGATGACTTCTGGAAAATTTGGAACTTCGCAGCAGAGTCACATCGAATTAGAAGATCCTATGCCAATGCCCTTAAAGCAGGGAAGATTAAATTAAAAGATGTTCCAGGCGGAAGCTTAGAGTCTGTTGAGATTTTAAAAATGGCAACGAACAATGTTAGATTAATGCTACCAAACTATGCTTATGTGTCTCGTTTAATTAAAAGTATGAGACGATCTCCATTAGGAAACTTTGTATCCTGGCCTTCAGAAATTTTGAGAGGATCCACGAATCAATTTAATAAAGCTATTGCGGAAACAAAAGATCCTATCCTTGCTCGAATGGGATGGGAAAGATTATTAGGATCAGCTACAGCATGGGCAACGATTCCTCCGTTAGCAATCTGGGGATTCTCACAAGCCTATGGATTCACTAGAGAAAAATTATCAGCATTAAGAGAATTCATTCCATGGTTCTCTGCAGACTCCACAATTCTTCCTGTCTACGTAGACGGTCAATATAAGTATGTGGATTTTAGTAGAGGTTATTTTTATGATACAATTATTAATCCAGCCCAAGCAATCATTAATGAAGTGACTGCTAATCCCGATCAGCCTTTGGTGCCATCTTTAATTGATGGCTTTGGAAAAGCGACACATAGATTAGTAGAACCCTTTGTTTCAGAAGCCATTTGGGTTGGAGGTATTGCAGACATCTTCATGAGAGGTGGAGAAACTAAACACGGAGTAAGAGTCTTTAGTGAACGAGATGATTTTGGAGTTAAAATGCAAAAAGCAGTTATTCATTTAGCTAAAACATTTTCTCCTGGATCAAGAGTACAGGTTGAAAGATTATACGCAGCCGTAATGGATAAAACTCACAAAGGAGTACAGTATGAAGTACCTGATGAACTATTAGGAATGGTTGGAGCAAGACCTGCGCCTTTAGATCTAAGGAAGACCATGAATATTTTTATTGGAGAATACTTAAAAAAGAACGAACGTTTGGAACGTAACCTGGCGTATGAAAATTTAAGAACAGGAGATCCTGTAGATCCTAAAGATATTATCTCTCAATATATTTATGCCAACAAACAGAAGTACGAGAGTATGAGTGAGATGAGAAGAAAAATTGATGCTCTTAAAGTATTAGGTTGGAGTGATGAAAAACTAGCAGAACTCTTTGATCGAAGAGATAAAAAGAATATATATGATTCAATCATGGCGAATGAATTCGTTCCATTTAAATTAACAAAACCTACTATTGAATCCTTTGATCGATTAGTGGATGACCAAGCGGAAAAAGGATTGGCATTTACCAATCCATTTGATGAGAGAATGCAAGATAAAATTAATTCACTTACAGAATTAATGAAAGGGAAACCTTTGAACCAAGATTTTAATATTGATGCTAAAGATTTCTTTTACCCTGAACCAAAGAAAAAAGAGGAGGCTCCTCTCCCTTCAGACGATGGAATAATTTGGGAGAAAACATCACTACCTCCAACATCCATGCCAAAAGTGGCACAAATTCCGCCACAAACGAACCCACAAACTGGGTTGACAAGAACCGAGAGTGCTTTATTGTCACCATCTGAACAGGTTATTGCAAGGAGAACATGACCCCTAAAACTATAAGAGAAAATATTATTAGTCTACAAGGACACATCACAGGGATTAAAAGAGATGTGGCTAACATTAAGAACAATCATTTGAAGCATATGCAAACACATATTCATGACTTGGGCGGCAAGATAGACAAAATCTATTGGGTTCTTTTAGCGATGGTGGGGGCCATTGCCTTACAATTATTTCAGCATTTCCTAGTGTAATCTATGCAGTTATCTTTAAATTTTAGCTTAGGCGAGCTGACTAAGTCGCAAACAGCGACGAGAAAGGGCATTGATAATACCCCTAGTACCGAGCACCAGGAGAACCTTAAATCGCTCTGTACGAACGTCCTACAGCCCGTTCGGGACCATTTTTCTAGGGTAGTGACCATTACGAGTGGCTATCGCTCCCCGAAGCTGTGTGAAGCCATAGGCAGCCGATCGACGTCGCAACATGCACGTGGAGAAGCGGCTGACTTCGAAATCTTTGGCGTATCTAATAAAGAACTCGCTGATTGGATTCACTATAACGTAAACTACGATCAACTTATTCTCGAGTACTGGAACGAATCAGATCCCAACTCGGGGTGGGTGCACTGCTCATATACATCGGGACCAAAAAGAAGACAGTACCTGAAAGCTTATAAAGACGAGAATAACAAAACTTGTTATCAACCTATGGAGGCATAATGAAATTTGTATGGGAAAAATTAAAGGCGGGACATGAATCCGTATTCGTAACGGCTTTCAATCGCTATCAGGGATTAGTTTTATTTCTGATGCTCCTGGCCATAATTTTAAAATAATCGAAATCAAAAATTCTGCGCGCGTCGCGCGTATATCCTACTAAATCCATGATCTAAGTTCTTCACCAAGAACTTCAGATGCGATATTTATTTTTTTACGTAGGGAATCTTGAATTTTCTTATCAACCGTATCTTCGGCAATAAGGTCGATATACGTCACGGCCTTCTTTTGTCCAATTCGGTGGGCTCGGTCTTCTGACTGTAATCGTTTTTCTAGGTCATATCCGTTAGAATAGTAAATAACGGTGCTGGCTGCATGAAGCGTGATCCCATATCCGCCCGTTTGAGGCGTACCTACAAGAAATCTGCATTTATCATCTTCCTGGAATCGTTTACGATTTTTCTCTCGATCGTCTTGACTCGTGAGTCCATAATAATCAACCACGGACCACGGACCATGGACCTTTTTAATTTCCTTAACTATGTTTTGAATGTCTCTTTGCCAATGCGCCCAAATAATAGCTTTACCTTCGACTTCATCTAAAATATCCATAAGTTCTCCTAATCGATTACTCTTTATATTCTGTGTAGTCCCGTCATCAGCTACAAAATGTCCACATGTAATTTGTTGAAGTCTCATCAATTGAGTCAATGCTGTCATGGTAGTAATTTGTTTTCCATTTAATTGAGCTAATGCTTCTTCTTTCATTTGTTTATAAACTTTCTTTTGATCTGAAGTTAAGTCTATTGTTCTTTTCATATATATTTTAGAAGGAAGATCTAAGCAATCTTCTTTAAGGACTCGATAAGAAAAAGGTTTTAATTTATCTGATAATTCAGCTAAATTTTTAAAACCAGATACAAGCTGAATTGAACGTCCAGAAATAAAGGCTGTTTTCATTATTGCGTATCTCACTCTAAAGGAATAATAAGAGCCATGTCCTAAATGTTCTGGATCTAAGAAAAAACACTGAGCAAAAAGATCAAGAGGGTTTTTAGTGACAGGAGATCCTGTTAAAATTCTACGATATTTAGCCATATTAGATATTTGAACAATATTTTTAGTCCTTAAAGCTTTAGGATTTTTAATAGTTGTAGACTCATCAATAGCCATTAAGGTATTATGGGAAAGTAAGAATTTTTTAGCAAAACTTAATCCTTTTTCTGTACTAAAGGCTTCTACATTCATAATAAGGATATGGAACTCTGTTCCGGTATTAAATAAATTTCCTAATTTTTTAGATTGTGACTTAGTTATGTTAGCTTGCCACAAAACGGTCACTTTCTCTATATGATCCGGTAAATGCGCAGGCAATTCTTGGTTGTACCAAGTTCCTATTACCCCTTTAGGGGCTATAATTAAAAGACCATCAATTTTGCCTTTGTCATAAAGCATGGCAGCGTTGTCAATCAACACTTTTGTTTTACCAGTGCCCATCTCCATGAAGTAGGCATAGGTTTCCCTGTTCCAAGATTTTTCTAAAGCAGTGATCTGATGCTTATACGGATCAGTTTTAAATTTATAATTCATCTTTCTATTGACTTGTTATATAGGATATAGTACATAATTGTCAACTATGTATAGAAAGAAACACGAAGATATCTTTAGTACAATTGCGTGCGCACCGGCTCCTAGTAAACCGAACACTTTATGTACGGTATATGTTATTCAGGAGATAGCAGGAACTAGAGAAGGTAGACCAAAAATAAATATAATGGGAGCTGCTCATTATGGAAAATTTAAATTTCTATTACCAGAGCTTTCTCAAATTATTTTTTCTCCTGGTCCCTTAATTTTTAAATTAAGGAAAGGGTTAAAAGATTTTAATGAAAAAGATTTTCTATTGCTAACAGGAGATCCGGCAATTATTGGAGTGGCATGTTCGATTGTTTCTGATATAACTAATGGTAAATATCAATTACTCAAATGGGATAAACAAGAACGAAAATATTATCCTATTCAAATTAACTTACACGAGAAAGGAGAAATCGATGAGTGATATTAATTTTGAAAAAGATCAAGAAGAAGTTCTAGATAGAACTGAGAATATAAAATCTCTAGCCGATCAAGTTAAAAAACTTAGAAGTCTGGAAGATGAAGTAAAAGAAGATGAAGAAAATCTTAAAAATAAAAAAAGAGAGGCAGAAAAAATTTCAGGTGAAGTTATCCCTACACTTTTAAGTGAAATGGGGTTATCATCTCTCAAACTAGCAGATGGATCTGCAGTTGAGGTAAAACCGTATTATGCAGCCAACATCTCTGTGAAAAACAGAGAGGCGGCGTATAATTGGCTTCGTTCTAATGGCCTAGGTGACATCATTAAAAATGAGATCACCGTTTCCTTTGGAAGGAACGAAGATAACAAGGCGGCAGATTATGCTAACCTTGCGAAGGGTCAAGGGTATCAACCGACACAAAAGTTGAAGGTTGAGCCTATGACCCTGAAAGCGCTAGTCCGAGAGCGTATTGAAAATGGCAAAGATATGCCAACGGATATTTTTAACGTGTTCGCAGGAAACAGAACCACAATTAAAAGGAAACAATAAACATGAAAAGTGAAACACAAATCACGAAACGTGAAAATGCAGGAGCACTGTCTACGAATTTATTCGAAGCGGATGCTAATGCTGGCTCTCAGAATATTTCGCAAGAAGATCTTGCGTTACCATTCTTGAAAGTCTTGGGACAACTATCTCCTGAAGTAAATAAAAGGAATGGGAAGTATGTCGAGGGGGCAGAACCTGGCATGATTCTCAACACTGTCACAAATGAAATTTATGACGGGAGTAAGGGGATAGAAGTATTGCCAGTATTCTACAAAAGACAACTTGTAGAATGGCAAGACAGAGGTGAGAGTAAAGGAGCACCTGTAGCAATACATGACGCTACAAGTGATATTATGAGTAAAACTACTCGTGATAAATCTTACAAAGATAGATTACCGAATGGTAATTACATCGAAAACACTGCGAATCATTTTGTAGTTCTCTTGGGAAAAAATCCTACAACTGCTTTGATTTCTATGAAAGCTACTCAATTAAAAGTGAGTAGAAAATGGAACTCAATGATGATGGGGATTAGAATGCAAGGGAAAAATGGTTTGTTTACTCCGCCAACATATAGCCACATTTATAGACTAAAAACTGTTCAAATGTCTAATGACAAAGGAACATGGTTTGGTTGGGATGTGACTAAGATCGGCCCAGTAGCTGACAAAGCTGTTTATGCTATCGCTAAAACTTTTGCTGAACGTGTAGGGAAAGGCGAAATACAAGCCAAACCTGAAGCGGATGAAGCAAAAAGGAAAACATTAAGTTTATAAGCTCCGAGGAGTGGGGCGGGAGCGGGAGACTTAACCCGCCCTTTTTAATTAGATGATAGAAAAATTTAAGGAAACAAAGAAATGAAAATCAAGAGAATTGAAGCAGAAATATTTATACTGGATGTCCCAGAACACAATCAATACAAAGATCAACTATTAAAATTAATTGATGAAATGCCTAATCAGTCCTTTGAGTGGATTAGTAAATCCGACACTGGTTTACCTAAATCCTTTAAAAGAAAATATCTAGATTTATTTTATAAGAAAGTTATTCAATCATCCAGGAATAAACTTATAAATTATTTTAAGTCAATGACTGGCAATGTTAATGGAACGGATTGGAAAATATCTAATGGTTGGTTTCAACAATATGGTAAAGATTCATATCACCAATGGCATAATCATAATGGTGCAAACTGGACTAATTGCTATTTTTTAGAATTACCGGATAGTGAATATAAAACTGAAATTAAAAATCAAGATAAAATTATAGAGTATGATGTTAAAGAGGGTCAACTTCTTTCTTTTCCTGCTCATTTATTACACCGATCCAAGCCTAATGGGGATAAAAGAAAAACCGTTATAGCCTTTAATTCAAATTTTATATTTCCATTATGATAGAAAAATTTAAAAAAATATTTAATGGCTTACAACGAGCGCACGGTTGCACCTACACCCGCCCTATTAAATTTATATGAAAGTGATTAAAAAATTTAAACAGATCTTTGCGGGTTTAGACTACGCTTATGGAAACTTTAAGAAGGAAACAAATAATATTCCTTCAAAGAAAGTAGAAGGAAAATCTACCGTTATTCGTAAACCAGTCACCGATGAATTATGGAAAAATCATCTAGAGGGTGTAGGTTTACGGTTAGGAATTTTTCCTGTGACAGCTGAAGGGACCTGCCGCTGGGGAGTTATTGACATCGATCAGTATTCTTACGATTACGAAGCACTCTTAAAAAAGATTCGTAAAGAAAAATTACCCCTTATAATGTGTCGTTCTAAAAGTGGAGGAGCACACATTTTTTTATTTACAGAAACATTAGTGCCCGCAGTTGAATTAAAATATGCCATGGAAAAATGCGCGGCCATCTTAGGAGTAAAAGATATCATGGACCGTATTTATCCTATGCAAACTAAAATTTTGGCTTCTCGAGGAGATACTGGAAGTTATTTAAATATACCTTACTATAATGCTGAAGAAGGATCGCAGTATGCATTCAACGACGATTTTAGTGCAGCTTCTCTCGAAGAATTTTTTAAACTTTATGACACATATGTAGTCAAAGATTTAGCTAAATTTCTTAAAGAGTCTCCACATTTGCCTGAAACTATTAAAACTAAACGCAGAAAGAAAGACAGTCCTTACACCGAAGCCCCACCATGTTTAATTGCCCTTATTAGAGAAAAAATAAAATCCGGAGAACGCGATCAAGGTCTATTTAATCTAGGCGTTTTTTATAAAAGAGCTCAAATAGAAGAAGCTTTTAAAGATAAAAATGGAAAAAATCATACGTGGCAAGAGTTGGTAAGAGAGGGAAATCGTCGATATATTGAACCTCCCCTAACAGATAGAGAAGTTAATAAAACAATTAGCTCCTTGGAGAGACATGAATATGAACGATATACTTGTGGAAGTAATCCGATTCGGCGTGTTTGCAACCCTACGATTTGTCTAACTAGAAAATATGGAATCACCAATGAAGAGTTTCCAAAAGAAGCTAAACAAATATTTGAAAATTTGACTGAATTAGAAAGTAATCCCCGTTTATTTTTTATAGATGTACAACCTGATGATCTTACAAAAGATAAAATAAGAGTAGACTTAGAGGCTCATCAGCTCAGAAAAAAAGATAAATTTTATGACGCTGTACTAGCCCGTACAGGAGTATGGTTACCTGACATGAAAGTAAATGAGTTCAATGTTTTAATGAGCGAAGTTTATAAAACACGTAATGTTGAAAAAGCTGAGATAGAAGAGGACGAAGATCAAGATGTACGTGACTGGTTTGATAAATTTGTAGAACATACAAATGCCTACGCTGAGAGATCTAACCTTCTTCAAGGTGTTTGTCATTATAATGCAGAGATAAAAGTATTAGAATTTAGAATGGATATGTTTATTGAGTTTTGCAGAGTGAAGCAAATAAAACTTTCACGGCCAAAGATAATAGCAAGATTAAAAAGAATATTAAAAGCCAAGAAAAAACATGCCACGATTACTGGAGATAAAGAACATAAAATCTCAACTTGGACTATTCCTGATTACACACCTCCTCACAATACCTATATTATTGAGGGAACAGTCGAAGAACCTCAAAAAATAACACCGGACGGGCAATGAGAAAATTTATTATAGGACCTCCAGGAACCGGGAAAACCACAAAACTTGTATCTCTTTATTATGAGCTTATTCAAAAATATAATATTAATGATATTATTGTCATCTCCCACACCAATGTAGCAGCTGATGAAATTAGGGAAAGAATTGAAGATGAAGAAAATGCTAAAGAACAAGGGGTGTGGAATATTATAAAAGGTCGTAATAAAAACTTTTATAAACAACACATTAGTACTATCCATAGTTATTGCAAAAGTAATCTTTTTGGCGCTAAAGCCTTTGACGAAGAATGCTACATAAGACTATGTGGACGAGAAGATTTATTTAGTCGTCATTATAAAGGAGGCAAAGACTTAAAAAGTTTAAGTAGCCGCCATCCTTTCTGGAAATTTCTAGGGTTCGCCACAGATAATGACTTAACTTTTCCGGAGTATTGGAAAAGCTTATCAACTTATGACCAAGCGGACTATAAATATTCCCTTACTCAGTTAATAGAGATGAATGATTATTATCAAAAATTTAAAAAAGATTATAAATTAAATAACAAATCATCCAATGTGGTAGACTTTATAGATATGGTCGCTCAGTTTAATAATGCGCCTAAGGATCCTGAAGTTAAAGCTTTAATCGTAGACGAAGCTCAAGACTCAAGTGTCCCTCAACGAAAGGCCTTAGAGAAATTAGAGAAGAACGCAGAAATAGTTTACTGGGCCGGAGATCCTGATCAATCGATCTATGGCTTTGCAGGCGCTGATCCTGATTATTTTAGTAGAATATCTATTAAACCGGATGACGAATTAAAGGAGGGGTATCGTTGTCCACGGAGCATTAACCAATATTGTAAAAAAGTTATTGCTCCAGTATGGAAGCACTATGGTTATGTTCGTACTTGGGAACCTAGAGAAGAATTAGATATACACGGAAAACGGACAGGCGTAGTTGTAGAGGGTGAGAAGCATATATTAGAAAACTTACATCAATGTCCAAGTCTCCCTCTTTTAATTAAAAGACTTCGGGAGACGGATGAAACATTTATGTTTACTTATCGAGGAGGAACCAAGTGTTTAGAAAGAATCTTAGACTTTTTAAAAAGAGAAGGCATCAGATATGCTTCATACAGTACAAAAAACAAATTTGTGAAAGATTGGGAAGTGACCTGTCATAGAAACTTTCCAGACTTTGTTGCTGGAAAACCGCTTCATTACACACTAATTCGAGATATTTGTAAAAAAGCTAACTCTTTAATAATGGAAAGAGGCTATCAGAAATTTGATTTTAAAGATTTTCAGCGTCGAGATTATACTTTAGACGAGCTTATCAGTGAAGGAATTTTTAAACCAGAGACTAAACAATATAAAAAATACGAAGAAGTTAAACACAAAGAAAATGGTGCATCCCAAATAAAAACTTTTAAAAGAACTGAGTACATCAATAAACTAATTAGAGCTAATGTTGACTTAAAGAAAGACATAAAAGTTTTTTATGACAACATTCATTCAATCAAAGGAACTCAGTTTGATAATTTAATCTTTGATGAATCTCTAATGAGACCAGAGCCTCTATTTGATAGACTACGATTACGCTACGTAGGGTGTAGTAGAGCACGCAAGACCCTCTGGCTTTTAAAAACTTTAACAGGAGAAACATTATGAGTGTATATAAAAAACAAATTGGTGGATCCCACTACAAGGACATGGTTATGCAGCCAAGTGAGTTTATCAACAAGAACAAATTGCTTTTCGCCGAAGGAAATGCTATAAAATATATTTGCAGGCACGCACATAAAGGAGAAGTACAAGATTTGGAAAAAGCAAAACATTATATTGATATGATTATTGAGAGGGACTATAAATAATGTGTACAGTGCCGGAGCTCTACGACTTAGATTTAAAAGACGTAGAGGTAGCAGCGGTTGACTTAGAAACTTATGATCCTGATTTAAAAGGAGGAGGTTCCGGGGCTATCACTAACAAAGGTTTTGTTGTAGGGATAGCAATTGCTACTCACAAACAAACTCTTTACTTTCCAATTAGACATTTAAGAAAATCCCAAAATAGAGACCCCAAACAAACCTGGAAAATTTTAAATAAAAAACTATTTCAGAATCCAAAAATTAAAAAAGTGTTTCATAATGCAATGTATGATGTATGTTGGATTAGAGCGGAGTCAGGTTTGATGCCCAAAGGAGCTTTACTTGACACGATGGTAGCGGCTTCTTTAATTGATGAGAACCGAATGAAATATAGTTTAGATTCTTTATCTAAAGATTATCTAAAAGATAAAAAATATAAATATGATTTAAAAGAAAAAAGTGAAGTTGCTCCTTATTTTATTAAAGATCCCATGTCTCATATGAACGACCTCCCTTATGAAATGGTAAAAGAATATGCAGAACAGGACGTTAATCTTACCCTAAGGTTATGGAAACTTTTTGAAAAATTAATTCACCAGGAAAGAACGGTGGTCTATCAAGGAAAAACCACACACAAATCCCTAACAAATATATTTAAATTAGAAACAGCTCTCTTCCCTTGTCTAGTAGAAATGAGATTCAAAGGGGTAAGAGTGGACACTGAAAAAGCTAAGGCGGTAGGCAAAAAACTCAACAAGAGAGCGACTAATTTGATCAAATTGATTCGTGCAAGGACTGGAATTAAAGTTGATATATGGGCTTCAGCCTCTATTAAAAAACTTTTAGATAAATTAAATATAAAAGATTACAAAGAGACACCTAAATCTAAAATGCCCCAACTTTCCAAAGACTATTTAAAAAACCATGAAAATAGATTTTTACGCTTCATTGCAACCGCGAGAGAATGCGACAAAGCTCAAAATGCTTTTGTTAAAGGTTTATTAAAGTTTGTTTATAAAGGAAGAATCCACGCAGATATAAATCAAATACGATCAGATACCGGAGGAACGGTTACGGGAAGATTCTCAATGTCCAACCCTAATCTTCAACAGATTCCAGCTAAAGGTTTGATTGGTAGAAAGATGAGAGAACTCTTCCTTCCTGAAGAGGGAGAACGTTGGGGGTCCTTCGACTATTCACAACAGGAACCTCGTCTAGTACTTCATTACGCTTTAAAAAATAAAATGTTTGGAGCTGAAACATTAGCTGAAGCTTATACCAAAGATCCTTCCACAGATTTTCATAAAATTGTAGCTAAGATGGCTAACATTGATCGAAAGGTTGCTAAAACAATTAATCTCGGTTTGTTTTATGGAATGGGTAAAAATAAATTATCCATGCAATTAAATTTAAACAAAGAAGAAGCACGAGAATTATTTAATAATTATCATAACAAAGTACCTTTTGTCAGAGACTTGTCTTCAGGCCTTCAGGAATTTGCTAATACTACTCAACTTATTTATACACTCGAAGATAGATTCTGTAGATTTAATAAATGGGAACCGATTAATAAACGATGGAATGAAGAAAAAAGAATGTTTGTAATTACACGTTATGAAAAGAATGAAGAGACAGGGGAAAATGAAGCCAAAGAAACTCCTGTCCCTATTCTTACAAGAAGAGAGGCAGAAGATGCCTATTTAGCTGATCGAGCCAGAAGTCTACAGGACCCGGATCCTCATGCAAAATACTTCACTGACAGTTACCAACCCGCTTTTACATACAAAGCCCTTAATAAATTAATTCAAGGAAGTGCCGCAGATATGACTAAAAAAGCTATGGTGTTATTATTCAAAGAAGGTATTATTCCCCACATACAAATTCATGATGAATTATGCGTGTCTATTAAAAACGAAGAACAGGCTCTAAAAGTTAAAAATATCATGGAAAATGCAGTTAGACTTGAAGTACCAAATAAGGTAGACTACGCCTCCGGTAAAAACTGGGGTAACATTAAATAGGAGGAAACTATGGATATGATAAAAGACGGAATAAAAGACCTGTGGACTAATCACAGAAAAAAAGTGATTGGTGCAGGCGTTATACTTGTCATTTTAATAATCGCAGCAGTATAGGACTTTATGATAAATGGCGTACCTGAATGTAAATATACCATTGATCTATTGTCAGATCAGGAGAGAATATCTCTATGACCTTAAGAAGCA